AGGGAATTCTTGACCATCTTTGAGTGCTTCCTTGACAGCGGCTTTGAACGTTGATGGCTGAATATATGGTTGGACCAATCCGTCGAATCCGTTGTCAAGTAACCACTGATAACCCAATTCCTTGTCCTTGATGGTTGCGTAACAATCAAGGGCCAGTTGGACCCGACCTACACCTTCAATCGTTAAAGTTCTGATATCCAGTTCAGCCATTGCCTCAGGTATTGCCTTTAAGCGAAGTTCATCCAGTTCTTTGTTGCAAGCTTTTACCTGTTCGTCCAATTCCTCTTTGATTCCTTGGACTTCGCGCATTCGTTTGGCGAATGCAATTACGTCATTAATTTCCATACCGTTCTCCGTTATTAAAACAAACCATTATCCAACAATGATGGGTCACAGTGACCGCATCCACCTCTATTATACCACGGCGGGGTCTTCGTGTCAAGCTAAAACGGTTGTAATCCATCGCCCCGCAAATTCTCTTTGACATAATCAGCCACATCTTTCTTGTTAGCAATAGCCGTTACCACTGTCTTGTCCACTTTCAAGTCGGATATCAAGTCGATGTACATAACTTCATTGTGTTGGCCGTGTCGGTGATTTCGGTCTTCCGATTGCTCCCTGTCCTCTAAGCTGAATGTGTTGCTATAGTACACCGCCAGTGTAGCGGCAGTAATAGTAAGACCCTTTGATGCAGTGGCCTGATTTGCTACTAACCATCGTTTGGTCGGATTTTCTTGGAAGATATCCACTAGGGGCTGTCTGTCGGGCGGCGGCACGTCACCAGTAATAATAATAACAGAGTCGGGGTAGATTTTGTCGAGCGTTTCTGCAATCAGGGATACCTCAGGCAGATACCTTGCCCAGATTATCGCTTTGCCATCAAACTCCTCTAACAGGGCCAATAGCTCTGTCAGTTTTGGTATTTTACCAAGACGAGTGCCATCGGGCAGGTGGCCCCCAGCTATCTGCTGGTATCGTAACATAGCCTCCAGTGTGTTTTGCACTGTTATTGTTTCGCCAGCTAGTTCTGTTGTCATTTCTCGGGCCAGTTCTTTACAGGCACGTATTTGTTCTGCAGTCGATTTGACTTCCCTTATCTGATATTGTTTTGCTGGCAGTTTCATTTCGCCCTTGAGAATGACATCAGTATAGGGCCGCATCTTGTCTAGCAGTAACTCGGTATCCTTGTAGCCCACAATTTTACGTTGTTCGAATCCTCCCATAACGCAATATTTGTTCCTAAAGCTGTAGTATGACAGTTCCCCAATAATCGTTGGGTCGAGAAAGTACATCTGTGAGTACAAATCCTGTATTCCCTGTGTCACACTGGTGCCTGACAGGATTAGCCTAAACACTGCCTCTTGACCAATATCCCAACATTTCTGTGACCTGATTGCATCGTAATTCTTGATGGTACTGGATTCGTCTATTACAACCATCGTTCGCCCAGCCCTAACGAATTGCATGGCCTTATCGTATGAGTTGCCCTGTGATAGTCCCTCAACACCCATCACCAGTATGCCATATGGCCTTGTTGGGAATAAGTTGTCGCCCGCCTCCAATACCTGCACCTGATTTTCCATTGTCAGGCCACTGAATTTGTTTATTTCCTTTTTCCAGACACCCTTGATTGATGTTGGGCAGATGACCAGTAATTGGTCTATTAATTGGTGTGTGTACCGTAGATTGGCCAGCGTGATTGATGAAATCGTCTTGCCAGCACCCATACAGTGAAAAAAGGCGTGGCCCAAATGAGGCCAAGCACCTTTCACTGCTTTTTCCTGTCGGGGCAATAGAGTTGTGCCTTTGATGACAAAGTTTACATCGCATACCATTGGAGGTATTGCTGTCATTGAACCAGATAGCTCTGCAATGGCGGGGTCGTACTCTTCGGGTTGGAAATAGGATTTTACCGCCGCCGCTGTGATTTTGTTAGCTTTCGCTTGCCATGTTCGGGTGGCAGTGTGCCAACGCGCGCCACAGGATTTCGCTTTGTGGTTCTCGGCATATGACAATGTGAATACAATCTTACCGTTCTCCAGCTTTACCTTCATTCCATTCACCTCTCAAATACATTTAGGGCCAGCTAGCAGGGAAACTAACTGGCCCTCGGGTTTCCCTACAGGGAAATTAAGCCGCTTCTGCTTCTGCTGAAACAGATGATGCTGGGTTTACCACTGGGCGCAATGCGCGTACTTTGTCAGATAAGGCAACTAATGTCTCTGCGCCTTCTTCTGATTTAGCAAGACGACGTAAGCCGTTACCTAAGTTCATGCGTTGTTGACCAACGTTTAAGTGGTCATACTTAGCACTGTCCAAGCCCATTTCTTCAGCGATTTCTTTCACTTCATCGATTTTAAGGCCAGCTAATGCGTTACCAACAACGTCATCTTTGTGTTGTGAGCCGTTTGTTTTCACCATGTTAGCTACGTTAGGTGTGATACGTGTTTTTGCTGGTGCGGCACCGTTGCCGATTGTTTCCGCTACTGAATCAGTCATGTTAAATCTCCATTTGGTTTGTGTTTAATGTTGACGACAACGCCGCCATGAACCTCTATTATACCATACCTGAGGTGTGCTGTCAATTGTAATCGCATGTAACTGTTATGCAACGCGCTATTGTTCGGGGTGGATTGTTAACTTTACATAGTTTGGCCACGTAATTCTGTCCCATTTTTGTTTTTTATATGGCCAAAAATAGTGGCGAGGTCTTAATATCCTAATTACCAGCTTGTATATTTGAATTTCAAGAGCTGTCGCTCCAATCCCTGCTCCGAAGTATATTCCGGCTATTTTCATTTTGATGTCCTAAATTTAAAATGTTTCATGGTACGTATGTGTTCCTGCAGATGTGGCGGGCTTTTCCTTTTTGGGACTTTTCCTCTTCCTCTTTGCAGTGGCGGCATAATCGGCAGTGGGGCATTGCTTTCAGCCGTTTTGAATCGATTTCCTCACCGCAGTCACGGCACACACCGTCATAGTTGTCGGCAGGTGCCTGTTGTAATCGGGCGAGTTGTATACTATCGTTGATGTGGTTTTCTGTTGCGCCGATGTGGTCATCAGCGTTGCCATATCCAGCCATTTTATGCTCCTCTTCGTTTCACGTTTTCCCGATACTGTTTTGCTTTGCATGCTGAGCATCGTGACCCAATCCCTCTTGGGAACTGCAGGGTCGTTTTGGTCATGCCGCAGTATTGGCACACCCTATCGCTCACCAGTATGGTTTCCTCTGCACTGTTTATTCTATCTTTGTGCTTTGCATATTCTTCTGCTGTGCCGAAGTTGGCTAGTAGTAGGCCAGTGCGCACATAGTCGTATTTGGAAACGGTCATACTCGTTTCCCTGTCGTACAGGTAGTCCTCGTAATAGGGTCTGCTGGTCAGCTTCTCCCAGTTAGTGGTGTCGTTGATTTCCCTGTCGAGCGTTTCTAATACCGCCATTTCCAGGTCTGTCCGCAGTTGGTTTTCGTCAACCTTTGTTTTCAACGTTCGCGCATAGGCTACCGCCATTGATACTGATGACTTTATTAGGGATTTCTGTGCTATCGTTAGTTTCATTTAGTGCTCCTTGTTACGTGCTAGTATGTGCTAATATGTGCTAATATACGAATCTGAAATACAACCATACCAGTGTTGGCACTGTGTACCAGAAAATGGCGGCGTTCAGTCTTTCATCTCTTTCTTTGATTCTTGCTTTGATTAGTAGCGGCAGATTCCATGCGGTGGCTACTGGCAGTGCCAGCCATATCAGCTCTAGTGTTAGTTCGTATGGGGTCATATCGGTTTCCTATGTTGGGGTCGGGGGCGGTCATGGTCCCATTGTACCACGTCCGCCTGTTGATGTCAATCTCAATGCCCATTAACCACGGCATGAAGCTTGGTAATCGAATCGGCTGTCAGTGTTACCAGCGAGTCTTGCCAATGCAATCCTTCAAGGTCAACATCAGCCACGTGACCCAGTAACCCGTTGTCGGTAAACCACTGTGGGCCTTGGATGTAAGGCGTTTCGTCATACCAGTGCAATCGATCAGTACTGTCGGTAGCAAGTGCCTTGGCCGATTTCGGTACCCAAACAGCAACGCCGTGGTAGTTGACCCAGTGGTGTGAGCGCAGTACTGGTGTTCGTAGTATTTTCATGTTAGTGCTCCTTTGGTATTGATTGAAGTGTTTCATGCCAGTCGAGGCCTTCCAAGTCGACTATGCCCATTAAGCAAGACGCGCCGCCTGTAGCAATCCAAAAATATCTTGCGTTGTCGGCTGTTGGCTCCTGGGAATACCAGTATAGTCGCCCGTCGTTGTCGGTAGCAAGGAACTCAGCCATGTCGGGCACGTAAACCTCGATGCCGCAATAGCTCACTGCTCTTTGTTGTGTTGGTAGGTCAATCGGTTTCATCTAGTGCCTCCGTATGGTATTGATTGAAGTGTTTCATGCCAGTCCATGCCCTCGAGGTTTACTTCCCCGAGATAGCCCGAAGTGCCACCGCCAGTCCATGCTAAAATCGAGTTGTTCATGTGTGGCTGTTCGGCAAACCAGTATAGTCGCCCGTTCCTGTCGGCGGCAATGTAGTCCGCCGCCATCGGCACTGTTACAGTCAGGCCGTGGTAGCTGACTTTCTGTTGTTGGGTTGCTAGTGTTTTGCTGATTGCTCTCATGGTTTTGCTCCTTGTTTGTTTTTACACGTTGGGACCAGCAGGGCTATCGCCCCGCCAGCCTATTGGTTGCATTAATGCAGGTCGCTGATTGCGTCTTCTTCGGCTTCCTCGTCGTATAGCCCTAACAGCTTGGCTATGCGCTCGTAGTCCTGCTCTTCCGCCAGTGTTGCTTCGGGCGCGAATGCCGCCGCTTTGCTGTTGTTGTAGGCCGCGCGGATTCGGTTGCCGCTGTTCATGCGGATCTGGCCGTTGTTCAGGTGGCCGTATTTGGCGAAGTGGGTGCCTGTCGGGACTGCCAGCACCAAATCAGCCAGCTCTGCGACTTCTTTCGGTGTCTCGTAATAGTGTAGCTCCTGTGCAATCAGGTCGCCGCAATCAGCAGATGCCACTCCCAGCGATGTTTTGGTCTTGCGGTAGTGTACTCGGGCAGTGCGCAGTGCTTGTGCCATTTTTGCGGCGGCAGATAGCGTTGCCTCGTCTTGTTCTTCCTCGTCCTCATTTTGTTCGGACTCTTCGTTGGATTCCTGTGAGTCTAACAGCTCGATGTCTGTTGCGCGGGCTTTCAGTGTTTCGCCGCTGTCCAGCTCGATAGTATACCAGCCAGACTTGTAGCCGATGACCTCTGCTTCCTCTATTTCGCGATAGCTGACCCGTGTGCCAGCCGTGTATGTCGTTGCTTGTTCCATTTTCCTATCTCCTATTTGCGGCCTGGGTACCCGAAGGGGGTCACCATCAAGCCAACCTCTATTGTACCACAGGGAGAGGCGCGTGTCAACCCCCTGCTCGCGGTAACCGACTGGTCGTCCGACGAACGGTAGCAGTGACCGCTCATCGGATTGTACTTGACAGGAAAGCAGGGGTGTGGTAAGGGGTGAATCGATTACACGAGGCCAGCAGAGCAGGGGCGACAGGGTGAGCCAGCGATTGGGTAGAGTAAACGCGGGACGAGGGTCGGGGGAGTCGGCGCGGTCACGTCAATCCAGTTGGCTCGGTTCGGATACCTCTAGCTCTGCTCGCACCCGAGACTTGGCTATCCTATGAGATCGTTTCGAGAACGAGGGATCTGCGAGGGACCTATAGACCCCACCGAACGCACAGGGGTGCTCTGCTCTGGGGGACCATGGGCTCGGGGGGTCTCGGACAGGCGGGGTCAGGTGGGCTTGCGGCTCGATATCGGCTCGGGAGGCGGCGCGGAGGGGGTGTGAATATGGGACGATGGGCGCGGCGGTCGGACGGACGGCGGACGGGGGAGAGAACCTTTAGGGGGCTCGGATAGGACTACTATCCCTCTGTTCCGGGAGGTACGATTCAAAAACATATAAGGAGAGTATAGAGGAAGAGGGTTAGAGGGGGCTCGGAGAAGACTGCGACTGGAATGACGTGGAGGGATACGGAACTGAAGGACGAGAGGCCACGGACGACCGCCGAGATACCCGCGCGCATGCCCGTCGTCATTGTTCTCTGGTCACGGGAGCCACGCGGCCCGTCCGCCCATACCGACGCCCCGCCGCGGCCCGCGTCTGAGGAATCGATTGCCCCTCCCGCGCACAGGAATAGGGTCAGGAAACACGCGCATGGGTCAGGCTATTGCACTATTGACCATGTAATCGGAGGGGCAGGAAACCCACTTCCTGCATGCACTGCCTTGGTGCACTTACACGTGCAATGCACTATGACGGTGCGGCTGATTGCACCACAATGGTGCGTGTAATAGGACAGCGGGCGGCGGACGTGTGTAAGTACTCACTAACGTATGTAAGCGCTCACTAACCCGTGGAAGTATGTAAGTGCTCACTAACCTCGAGCGTGGAATGCTGGTCAATGTACCCCCCTTGGTTGCAGGCAGGCCAATATGCCCGCTCAGTGACCAGGGCACCTTCCTTTAGCGAAAAAACTCGGACTATAATTATATTACAACCGTCCCCCAACCCCGTCCTTGATTTCCCGTCTATTACTCTTGGTTACACTTGACACGCCACCCGTCCTGTGGTATAATAAAGTATGATAAACACATACCCTGCGAAATTTGCTAAGCTGGCGTACACCCCGTTACCTGAGGGTTACGAACCTGCCGATCTGTATTTGCGCACGTTCCTGTTGAATTTGCGGCTGGATTTAGAGGCTATTGATACTAGAAGGAAACATTTACTGGAAAATTGGATATATGGCTCATTTAACAGCAACGCCAGAGAACGAAAATCTTACAAAAACGGGACAGCTTCAGCACTGGCAAGAACTGCCCGTTGATTGTAAATCATTTGTAGCGGCATATGTAGAAAGCGGTTACAGTGTAAACGATGCCGCACAAGTTACTGGTATTACTGTTGCTATTTGCAGAAAAATGTTGCAAAATGTTACTGTAAGGAACGCCATTGCAGAATTGCAAGAAGCTGTCGGTGAAATCACTTTCCTCAACGAGCTGTGGGTGAAAGAGCAATTGTTGAAAATATATCCAAAATTACTGGGCGAGGAAGCCATTCCAATGATAGATAACTTTGGCGGGCAAATAGAGGTAAGAAAATTCCATCCAGACCAAGCTCTGAAAGTATTGGAATACATTGCTCCCAAAGCACAACCTGCAAAAACTAACGGAGGAACGAACGTACAAGTAAATATAGATTTGGGGGCGTTCGGTATCAACAAAGTGGAGGTGTCTGGTGGCTGATTTAACCCGAATATCGCTTCCAAACCAATGGAAAGCGAGAGAATACCAAGAACCATTCTTCAAAGCTGTATTGAAAGACGGTATAAAACGTGCCTGTTTAGTTTGGCACCGACGTGCGGGTAAAGACAGCGTATCAATAAATCTGTTGGCAGTCCTGAGTCAAATGCGAGTTGGAACATACTGGCACTGCCTTCCCTCGTTCCAACAAGGAAGGCGAGTGGTCTGGGAAGGTATTGACAAACAAGGGCGGAAAATCACCGAGCAAGCATTTCCAGAGGCCATTGTAGAATCACGTAACGAAACAAATATGTCGATAAAGCTGAAAAACGGCTCTATCTACCAAGTAGTAGGTTCAGATAACTTTGATGCACTGGTGGGAACCAACCCTGTAGGTGTAATCTTTTCAGAATATAGCCTTGCAGACCCCCGAGCATGGGATTACGTACGTCCAATATTAGCAGAAAATGAAGGAATAGCTATTTTCATTTACACTGCCCGTGGTAAAAATCACGGATACAAACTTCGAATGATGGCGGAAAACAACCCAAAATGGTTCTTCCAAATCCTTACTGTTGACGATACCAAAGCAATATCTGCGGAAGCAGTTCAAGAGGAACGCGACGCTGGAATGCCCGAAGATTTGGTCCAGCAAGAATATTATTGCGATTTCGCGGCGGCTGTTGTTGGTTCCTACTATGCCGATATATTGCAGAAACTAACCCTCAGGGGCGGTCAATACGATTTCGATATATCAATGCACGGTGTAAACACTCATTGGGATATCGGGGTAAGCGATTCCACCGCTATCTGGTTCTGGAAAATCGGTGAGAATGGTAAGTTACAAATCATTGATTGCTACGAAGCCCACGGATTACCTATTTCACATTATGTGGAAGTATTAAAAAATAAACCCTATAAATATGTAAGGCATTGGTTACCCCACGACGCAAAAGCCCGAACCCTCACAACTGGGTCCAGTATTGTAGAACAAATGCGGGCACAAAACCTTCCGATAGCACTATCCCCCAAATTATCAATACAAGACGGGATTCAGGCTGTGAGGCTAGTATTAATGGGTGATATAGAGTTCCACAAATCAAATACCCAAAAGGGTTTCGATGCACTGGAGCAATACCGTAGGGAATATGACGAAGTAACCAAAATGTTCAAACAGAAACCCGAGCATGACTGGTCAAGCCACTATGCCGATGCTTTCAGGTATTTAGCACTATCTGCGAAAGTGGCCATGGGCCTTACAGAAAATGCAGAACGCAAACGGGAAGAGTCACTGATTACACAACCATATGTGAAAATAGTGTTGCCCACCATGGACGATATGTGGAAAATCCACGATAATGATGTTAGACGCAGGTCAGGGAGAATGATGTGACTAGAGAAGAAGAATTAGCGGCCTTAAATGCGGCAACGGCATTGCGGAAACCCAGAGTTGACCCTTTCGAACAATCGCGCTTAGACCGTTTGGAACACGCCGCTCAAGCAAAACGAGCACCCGTTGTTCTAGTTCCTGTTAAGAAGCCATATGCTGGCGGCGGTATCCTTAAAGTGGACAAGGCATTGAAAGATGCGGGAGTAGAATAATGAATAAACGTAAGAAGTTCATACTATCCAAATGGCGACCTTCTTTTACAGAAATGGTGCGGAAAGTTATGCGCAAAAGAAGCGCTAAGATTGCCGCAAACGTAACTAAGAACAACGCACTATTTAAAAGAATACAGGAGTTAAGATAATGGTCGACTCATTAAACACAACAATAACCAGTGTCGTTGAAGCTACTTCCACAGAAAGCGGGGAATACCGCAGATGGATGGATGAAATCGCCAAAGCCTGCGAAGAAACCAAAACGTGGCACCATCGGGGTAGTAAAATC